TACGGCGCCATTTTTCATTTTGACTGCATTTACTCTTTCTGCTTGGATTCCTAGTTTTTCAAACTCTTTTTGTGAATGTTCTAACCTATCTGGCCGGTTCTCTAAATTAATAAATAATGTATGTTCAAAAAGTTCCATTTGTACTATTATAACATATATTTTTATGTTGTTTCTGCCTTTGCATTGATATGTGTTTTTATGTTCTCTATTTCCATCATTATTATCTCTATTTTACTAGACATTTCAAGCATGAATGCTTTGAAAGTCTCGATTTCGTTGTTTGCCATATTTGTTTCAATTTGTTTTTGGTTAGCGGTTTGCTCGTCCCTTTGCTCAGCTTCGCTTGTCCATCTAACCGTCTTTTTAGGTTTTGCCTCCGCAATATCCACTGCTTCCAAAACAATATTAGTTTTATTATCTATTTTGATTGGTTCAATTCCCGAACCCGTACTCGGCAAAGGTGGCGGAGGTGCATATTGTTTTAATTCATCCTCTCGCATCCGCATATGTTGTTTTATTAAATCTTCCATATTCGAAATTGGTTCATCTTCTAGTTTATCAGAAAATTCAATAGTTTCCGGTATTTTTTTCTCATTCATTTGTTCATATTCTTTCTGACGAGCAGAAAACTGTTGATTAAAAAAATCTTGTCTATTATCTGGAACAATGGGTGGTGTAGAAATATTTGTATTAGTTGGCGTAGCAATTGGTGTATTAGTTTGTGCTCGCGGAGCCAAATATTCACGTAATTTAGTTGTCATATATATCAATGTTTCGCGATTCACGTCATTAAGTTCTCGCACTTTTATATTTCGGTATTTGTTTTGTTCATAAAACAATTGAATAACCGATTTAAACCATTCTTCTTTTTGGCGTTGTTGGGAAGGATTTGGGAATACTTGGCTAATCAACGGATTTTTATGCAAAACATCCCATAATAACTTTTGATTTTGGGCACTGACATATAATGCCATTTCTATAAATACATAACAATATGTATTTATACCATTTGATTATTCTTTTAGTCGTCGTGTTCCGCGCCTACGTCGACCAACCTTCTTAGTACGCTTATGTTTACGTCGACGTCTTCCGCCACTTTGATTATTTCCTCCCACTTTCACTGGAATAAACGACATCTTTTCAGGATGATAAATATAATAATCCTTTGGTTTTTTAATGCCCTTATAATCACTAGTAAACTTTATTATATCGTTTAAAAATTTATCAACATTATCAAACTTAGTAAATGGTAAATCCTGAGCATCTATAAATGTTTGAAAATCACTTACATTAAAACCTTTTCTATTTGGCACATCTCCAATAGATTTACCCGTTTTTGTTATAACATCTATTTGTCCATCATATTTGGGTTCTTTTTTTTTGGTTGTACCTGTCATCCTATATTATAAAGATAAATTTTCTATTCATAATTAAAATATAATTTACGAAGTTTATTCACATATCTATCAGGAATACGTTTATCTTTAAAGAATTTTACTTTATCGACATAGTTCTTAAATGTTTTTCCCTCAGATTTACCAGTCAACATCGTAATTATAAAATAAAGCGCATACATTCCACATTCATTTTCGCCCATCTGATGTTCAACAGGATAATTTTCATAAAAATGAATCTTCTTTTTCTGGGGTAGTTCTAATCCCTGTTCAATTATTCGCTCCACTAATACCTTAATTTCTGGCTGAATCTCTTCACCTGCACTATCTAAATAAAATATAAAATCATCTTCTAAATCAACAAACATAGACACCCAATGAGAACCTGGGTCGTCGTGCTCGTCTAAATTAAATACTATACCCAATTTAGTTTTTCCCTTAGATAAAATATTTTTTAATGAAAAATCACACAAATCGTTCCATACGCATTGGCCATTCATATCCTTTGGTTTCGTATCAAAATCAATTGGGGTTGGACCAATTATCTTAAAATGTTTATGTGATATTTCATATTGATGGAGAACCGCGAATATATCAAAATTAGATAACCAGGCACCCTTATCCTTTTTCCAGTCTTTTGGTTGGTCTGGTGCAAATAAAAATTTATCTAACTGTTTTCGTATTTTCTCATCTTTTATTTGTTCTAGCCAACAATCCTCCTTTTTACATGTCGAAAGACGTTCCTTTAATTGTGTCCATATTCCAACAGAATCCATCGCATCTACTTGTTCTGTCGAATGATGTTTATTATATGATTCCTTTAATTTTTCGAGAACATCTGTTGGTAAACAGCTCTGTGCTATAATAGATTTTCCCTTTACTGAAGGACTACAATTCATAGGAATAAATTTACGTTTTCGTGTTGAGCGTTTTTTACCTCCGCGTTTAATTTGCCGTTTATCTTTAGATATAGTTTGTTTCATATTTTTGATGTTTCTATACGTTTATATATTAGGTTCATATAAAAATCAACGTCGAGGTAAGAAATTTCCAAACTGCGATATGTCTTTTTGACTAGATTGTTTCTTTACTACACGTTCTCCGCTCCAAAATGAATTCATTGTTGGCTGTGTCGAAGGCCTCTCGTCTATTGTACCAAACATAACGTCATCTTCATCCTCTTGTTCCTTTTCAAAACTCGACGTTTTATCTAATTCTTTATTTTTAAAGTATCGAACCAATGTTCTCGAATATGCATCAAATATTTCACCTAGTTCGGTAGTTATCTGCATATCTGGTGTATTTAAAAAGTCTTCTGTCATATTTAAAATCGCACTCCTATATTTTCGTATATCTGAATAGTGACTTTGTATTTCAGAGTGTTTTTTGGGGTCCGTTTGTTCAACATATTTCTTATATTTACGTTTATTCATAAATAATTCAAGGGTAAGTTTATCAATCTCAGGGTTTTGAATATAGTCTTCGTCTGAATCTAATGTTTCGTTACTAGTTGATAAAACATCACGAGTTGATAAAAACTGACTAGTTGATAAAACCTCACGAGTTGATAAAAACTGAGGCATTGATTCTGCATCTGGGTCATAGTTCTCCATTATTATATACACATACTAATGGAAATATTTTAGATACCGTTACGTCTTTTATTTTTTATTATTTTTTTTAGTTTTATTAGCTTCTTTTTCACGCTTCTTTTGTTCTTTAAGTTCTTCACGTTCGCGCTTCTTTGTTTGCTTCGCATTTTCTCTTTCTAATGCCTTGCGTTGTTTTTCAGACTCTCTATGTTTCTGTTTTTCTAATCGAATGTTCTCTCTTTCAGCTACTTTGGCAAGTTGTCGTTTCTCTTTATCGAGAACCTTCGCATATTCATCTTCATCTAAAGATACTAAATCATCAGCTATTTTGGATTTGTATTTATTAACTAAGTTTTTGAGTACGTCATGTGTAACTTCTTTATATTGACCTTCCTTACGTGCTGCTTTGCGTTCTTTTTTCTCTTCTTTTAAAGTCTTGTTCTTTGCTTTTTTACCTTCGCGTATTTTTGTCTTGATAGTTTTACGCAATTTAGCTACCGCCTTCTTCTTTTCCTTTTGCGTCTCATTAATAGATTTCTTTAATGTCTTTTCGGCGGAAGCCGACTCTTTTTTCTTTAACTTCATAATACCTTGTTGAGCTTTTTTCTCTTCTTTTAATGTCATTGTTATTACACTTTTTTCTAATTCAGAGAGGTCGGTTCTCAAAAGACGCTTTAATTTGTCGATTCGCGCAGCATGTTTGGCCACATCCACCTTCAAATTATTATGTAATTCCTCTATCTTTTCATTATAATTGGCAAGCTGTCGATTAAATTCCTCCATCGTGGGGTGCTCATCAATATATTTAATAAGGGCGGTTTTTCCACTAACTTTCACTGCGCATTTCTGTTTCAAGGAATAAAATAGCGAATCTTTATATTTTATATATTCATCAGCATAATCACCTATATTTTTCTTTACATTGGCTACAGCATCCTTTTGAACACTGCCTCGCTCTTTCATTGCAGCGCGCAACTCCTTTATTGATTCACGAATCTTTTTAACTTCTGCTTTAGCCTCAGCCATTAATTGTTTAATATTTGCTTTTACGACCTTATCACACTGCTTAAGTGATTTACCATCCAAATCACCACAAACTTCATCCTTAAGGTATTTAAACGTATTAGCATCTAATTCACCAAGTTCTCCCTGTAATTCTTTTTGTTTCTCAGCAATCTGGTCTTTTATGTCAGTAATTTCAGGCTTAGAAAGTTCACGCACCATACGTCTATCAAATTTCTCGATATTTTTAAAATCCTCAATTATTGGTGTGGAAATGTTCTCAATTTGTGGTTGTGAAAATTGACGGGCATCCTTCTCACGATTTAAATAACTTACATAACCAGAAATATCATCCAAATATTTATCACGACCTCTCTCTGTAAATTGACCCATTTCATTTAAATATTTTTGCGAGAACTCATCAAAATCGACGGGCATCTGCTCATTCTGAGGCTTACATAAGTTAATAAGCTGAATAAGTTCCATAGGACTTTGTGTAATTGGCGTAGCCGTCATCAATAACAATTTTACTGAATCCGCGCCAGATACTTCATATGAATTCATAAGTGATTGGTGTAAAGCTTTCATATCGGGGCGCTCAATAGATGATAAATCGCCACCGCCATATAATTTATGCGCTTCATCAATAATTAACAGCGTTTTACGTAAGGGGTCGCGTTCACCATTAATTTTTACTAAATCCTTATAATAAGAATTTTGCTTAGAAACTAAATTACTGAACTGCTTATATGACATGGGGCGGATTTTCCAAGACTTGGATAATAACTGCATACGTTTTCCTTGTTCCTTAGGAATCTGTAAATTCGAGTTTTGAATTTTATGGCGGATACTTTCATTGCATACTTGGTCAAACATGTTTTTCCAGATATCATTTTTTAAGGTTGTTCGAGTTACCCATAAAATTGTGTAATTTAATTTTTCAAATCCACTTGTCGCCGCTGCAATTGCGCTGCACGTATTATGAGTTACTGTAAAATCGCCTAATATGTAGCGGTTATTGCCATCTAAAGTAAAACCATAATAATCACCTTCGCCAACTCCCTCTACAGTAACTCCAGTAGTTAGCGCGTCTTTAATTTGTTCTCGTTTTTCGGCTTGTTTTCTTAATACCTTGGTCGGCACTTCATCTAATCCTTGTCCAGAGATAGAAATTGAATTATAGATTCCTACCTTTTTTTCACCTTTATAAGTACATGATTTCTCAGTTCGCGTTAAATATGCAGCGAACCCTAATGAGCGCGCTAAATATAAAATATCATTTGCTAACGTATCATTTTTTTGGGTAATTGAGAACACCTTACTCTTTGGACAATAATAACCATCTGAATCAATTAATCCGGCTAATAATTCTAAACGCGTATTACGGTCATTGCATTTATAAGTAGACGGAATATGTTTATTATTTATTAAATTATATTTTTCGAGCGCATCAATCATAGCATTTGATTTCGTCGTGCAGTCTCCGGAAATCCTATAATCATATTGCGATTGATATACTAATCTTAAACCATATTCACGCACTTTATTACGCAAATAATGCAATATTCTAGCGTCCTGATTCGTAATAACTGGACCACGTTTACTTCCATCGCCTAACCAAAGACCAATAATATAAGGGTCGAACTCTACAGGTTTTGATTCAAAATCAACTCCCTTGCGATATCCTTTTAATTCACGAGCCAAACTTTTTGGTAGATTTAAATAGTCCTTCACTTCAATTTCAACTATTTTATCTTCTTCTTTGAATGAGTCCAAATATTCCTCGGCCTCCTCCTTAGTTTTAAATCCCTTGCTCTTCATTTTAATACGCTTATTATCAAGATGGCTAGCCATAAATGGTAAGTTAGGTTGACGTTTTAATACGTTAGTCACAGTTCCTCGTCCGCTATATTTAAGACATAATATATGTTCACTATTCACCGTATATTTCTCACCCTTTGTAGGTATAATATCATACATTTGGTCACGGCCGGTGGCCAAAGATAAAACTTTTCTAGGCGTAGAATTATCGCCCATTAAACAATCACCGACTAATACATCCTGAACCATTTTAATACTACCGTCATACATTAATATGGGCGTATCTTTAGCATGGCATTTGCCAGTACCCACAGAATGGGACAACAGCATACCTTTGACTGGACTTAGCGGTGTAAAATAATGGCGAATAAAATCCTGAGTAGGCGTATATTTTATTACTTCACCCGACCCACCAGACTGTTTTGGAGCACACAAGTTTTCCATTTTAACAGGGTCCCATTGAAATTCGCTATAGTTTTCTGAAATGTGTTTTCGCATAGCTTCGTGTCCTAAACGCTCAGAAGGAGGAATAATTAGAGTTGGCTCCATGCTTCGAATGCGCAATTTGGGAACATGAGCCTTTTTAGGTCCGCCACCATAAACATATTCTTCGTCTTCCTCACCATCCTCTTTTGGAATTGAAAATGTATGAATGTTTTTATTTAAATCATAATCTACTGAACCAACAATGGTAGTCTTTTCTAAGTCGTGTGCAAAATGGAAAAGACGTACATCTAATTTCATCGTTTTCAAATAAAGGTCAAAAAGCGATTTAGTATCTAAAAATGTCTTTTTTAATTGTTCAGGAATAGATAAATCATATATGAAAACATGAAGGGGCCAACCACGTGTTGGATGGAAATCAAGTCCTTTTTGTCCGCATGTGCGCGTGCCGCGTCCAATTACTTGTTTCTCGTCCGCATTTACTACAGAAGGTTCAAAAATATGGATATATTTAATATCAAATAAATCAATTCCTTCTTTGAACCCACTATCCATAACAATAATTCTTGCTAAATCGCCATAGACGTTGTCAGGGCGTTTATTAAATGTCTGTAAAATTTCTTTCTTCATGGCTACTGAAATTGGTTGGTCATAAACCGAAACCGACGATAATAAGAAAAAGTTATTGTGTTTTGTTTTTTTAAGTTGTTCCTCCGTAAGAAGTTCTATTTTTCCATATGGCTTTTGTTTTTTAGCACCGCCTTTTGTCTTTCTGAGCGAAATAAGGTCGAGCACAGGCATATCTTCATCGTCGTCCTCTTCCTCATCCGAACTAGAATCGTCTTGCGAAGTATTTTTTGAATTTGCAGACGCAGGCTCACTGTCATCATCATCCTTGCCCTTGCCTACATATGCAGAGTTTAACTTTGCAGTATAACCCATTGTCATACCTTTGGCGATTAATGCGCCAGCCAATAATTTGGCCCCATACGTTCCAGATTTAAGGTCCGAAAAAATGAAGTGCTTAAATAACTTGCCATGTTTTTTCTTATCGTTTTTATCTAGTTCATCTATTTTCTTTAATAAAGCCTCTAACTTTGGTGAATGAGTAGGTATATCATTTAGTAATGTTTTTGGCGAAAAATCGGGTTTATCTAGTTTATATAAATTAGAATTCTTACTCCAATTAGACTTTTTTCGAACACATGTAGGGTCATATGAAACAATATTTTGTTCCTTAATTAGATTTTCTAAATGGTCTACCTCATCCATTTCATTCTCCATGAAATCTAAAAATTATTATATATAATATATATAAAATATATACGTGTATATTATAATGTCAGGCGCACCATATACAGTTCCTTCTACTACAGTACATTTAACTAGCACTGACAATTTAGGTGGACCGTTTCAAGGTTATTCACCTCAACAGACGCTTCTTAACTTCAAAGACAGCGAACAAGTAATGACAAGACGCATTTTAACCAAATCATGGAATGGTGATGGTGCGGTCGGTGTTTCAAACGAAAAAAAACGCATTATTACTCCTTTTCGCGCGATAAACAATTTAGGTGATTTCTTAAGCCGTACAAATTACGTCTGTGGCGGTTCTAACCAAATCAATAAGACTTATCCTGGTCGCCAAGGACCCATTGGTTCCATTATTTCGCGTTGTGATAATAGTGGTGTTGCAGCCGCTGTCTGCAATGGACGTTTTGTTCCCGATGCATCTGATTATATAACGTTTAAGAAACAACGCGCTCTTAACCAAAATTATAATGATTTGGCGAATGGTGGCGACCAAAGTAATGCATCTTATGTTAATTTAATGGCCGTACGCCGCAGATAAATCGTAATATAATATGTGATATATAATATATACAATATATTATATATGTTTACACCATTACATAGACCCGTAATAAATAATATTAATAATGGACAATTAAGCGCTGTTCGAGCGATGCCTCAAAAGGATAGCACTAGTGATGGTGATAGTACGTTTGAGATGTCTCGCAGCGTTTATTCGAGAACATTACCAACAAATCCCACAACAACTCCGACTGTTCATATTACTTATAATTGGCAAGCAAGGCGCAATATCGCACAAACTACTAGTATTCCCACTGGTGTCTCGTCAAATTATATGAATGGAAAAAAATGGTATGGTAATCGCGATGCATCACAGGTAACCGCTAACCGCCGCACAACAGAAGTCGGTGTTGGTTCATTAAATGCCGCTAATAAACCCATGGGTTTCGCTACACATAGTGACATAAATACCACCCGTGATGCATTACGCCGCGTTCGAGGCGGTGGAGCAGTAGCTCCTGCAAAAAAAGGCGCGAATCGCCATAATGCACCTACACCTGGTTTTGCTCCCGCTGTTCCCGCCAAAAATTCTATATTGGAAGGTCTATATGGTATCAAGAGACCGGTGCTTTTCCATTAGATGAATTTTGTTCCATAAGATTCATGATGGTTTGCAACCGTCTAATTTTAATAATCTCTGAAAGTGTTTGAATTCTGACGATTTCTTTATTGGCATAGACAAATGTCCATGCAGAAGAATTGAAACGGTCGGGTCGGTCAAAATAACTAAACCCGTCATAGGTTTTGATGATAATTTTTTGCGTAAACATAGCGGGAATTGGTCGGTTGTTTTATATATTTTATATTGTGAAAATATATAATCAATTTTTTTATAGATAACCAGCAAAATGCAAAGTTACCGTGATAATCATTCCAGCAGAAAAAAGCAATGGCATAACTGGTGACGGTTCACCCCTATAAAAATCCTCGCAAACTACATAATACAACTTATTTGCAGTTGAATTATCTATATTTATTACAACACCGGTTCGATATGTAATCGGAAAATTTTCAGGCGTATAAACAAGTCCGCGGTATTCCTCATTTATAATGGCAAGTTCATTTAACGTAAAATTATGCGAAACCATGTGGGGTTGTGCTCGGCTAATTGGGCGATTATTTGATAATATTCTGGTTGACCAAACAAAACTATGAAGTAACGGACATAATATATAATTTTGCCGAGGAAATTCATATATTTCGTCAGTATTTAGCGGATTTATGATTGGAGTATTTAAAATATTATTAATATTTTGGCGTTGTTTAAAATGCGCATTATTTGGAATAATTAGTCCACCAAATAAAATTAAAAAATATCCTGTTATTCCTATAGCAAAATCTAGTCTTATCATTATTACTAATTTTATTGCTATAATTATTTTTATTTTATTTTCGTAATATATCATATATTCAATGTACAAGTATTTAGTTGAATTTTTAGGAACCCTTTTCTTTATCTACATTATTTTAGCTACTGGAAACCCTATTGCTATTGGCGCTGCGTTAACTTTTGTAATCTTGTTAATCGGAAACATTTCTGGTGGACATGTCAACCCCGCCGTATCCGTGGTTATGGCCTCCGCTGGCAAATTGCCCATCAATGACTTGATTCCCTATGTGATTTCTCAAATCCTTGGTGGTTTAGTTGCGTTAGAAATCTACAAGCGCTGGAAGCTCTAAGTCAATAACTGTATATGTAATCATAAAAAATTATAATATGTTTACATAAAATGAAACTTTACACCTTTGAACATTATAATCCGCGTATATTAACGCGACTTTTGTATCAATCTATATACCAAATAAAGGCCAACAATAGTTAGCGAGCCAATATAAAAATTAGTTATCCCATCCATTTTTAATGTGCGCTTAGGCTCATCATTATTACTTTGCTCAGAGGGTTTAGATGCATCACTAACGTATCCAGTTAAATTATTTGAATATATATTTGTTTCTATTACCATAGGCACCTTCTCAATATGGTCAGGATGTTTTTCTTTCGGATAAACAATTTGAATATTATTTTTATCTATACTATATTCTGAGTTAATGGCTAAAGTGCCGTCGTCTCTGTTACTTTTAATCATTTCGTTTAATACTTTAATATCTATGCTATCATGCTTTTGCGGCGTATTGTCAATAAAGTAAAAGGACATGGTATATAATATAGGATATTATTTTTTGTTGTCTTTTACAACTACCATTTTTCAAAGATAAAAATGGTATAAAGATTTGCGCTAATATTAATTAGTATGTGCGGAATTTTTTCATTATTAAACAATGCTGAGCAAATACCATTAAAGTTTATTGAAGAACAATTCAAAAAAGGGAAGGGTCGCGGACCAGAGTCTTCAATACTAAAAACAGTAATGGTAAGTGCATTATTTGGGTTTCATCGACTTGCTATTAATGGATTGAACCAGGAATCTAATCAACCCATTATAATTGGCGATATTGGCATTATTTGCAATGGCGAAATTTATAATTATAAAGAACTTTATAAAATAATGAATGTAAAGCCAAAAACGGATTCTGATTGTGAAGTAATTATCCATATGTATAAAAAATATGGCATCGAACAAACACTTAGCATGCTCGACGGTGTCTTTGCGTTTATTCTTATTGATTATCGGCTTTCTAACACTGAATCTAAAATATTTGTTGCTCGCGACCCATATGGTGTGCGCCCTCTATATTTTTTACGTCCTTGTATATTGTATAACGAAAACGACCGTGTTGACCCAGATAGATATGCTTTTGCCAGTGAATTAAAAATGTTAACTAATTTATCGAGTGCGTTAAATATTGAAAACCAAAAAAAATATAATTCGGATACATTCAGAAGAATCCATAAGAATTACGGGTTAAAGAAATACAGCGTTTTTCAATTTCTTCCGGGGACTTATATGGGATTTGAATTATCTACTAAAGTATGCTCTTATTGGGAACCCATAATTGCTGGCGTCAGATATCATAAACTAGGTCTTTCGCCA